CCCGTGTCTCTAAAGCAGCAGCCGCAGAAGCTCTCATCGCTGCTATCACTGATGCAGGTAAGGAAGTTGACGAAGAGATAATCTCTAAGTTGACGGGCAAAGCCGCACAGTACTTTACTACTCTCTTAGGAGAGTAATAGAACCAACCCCCATCACCGCTTAACAGTGCGATGGGGGTTTTTTTGTATCTATAATATTCACCTTGTATTAGTCAATCACAATAAATGTTGCTGAAAAACTAACCAAGGAGTATATAGTGAAAAAGCAAGAGCTGGCACGCTTAGTGCGCGACTACGGGGATGCAATCATCACTTACAGAAGTGAGCATTCTAAAAAACTAAAATACAATGTCTGTACGCTAGACTTCACAACACCCTATATACAAGGTAAAAAGAACCGTGCCAAGGAAACAGATACTACCCTTCTGTTCTTTTGCTGGGACACTGATTCCTATAGATTGTTGAGACCTAGCAGTGTATCTAGTGTAGTACCCCTCTCTTCAGTTCTGAAGAATGAAAGGCGAGTTTAATGGACTTACATCAGGCTCCCGAAGCCTATTCTCGCGTTATACATTACGATGAAATAAAAGAGGTTCAGGTAAGACTGACCATAAATACTTTCAGAGGCGTAGAGTATCTACATCTCCGCAAGTATTATATGGACTTTGATGAAGAGTGGAAGCCTACACCGGAAGGTATAGCCATGCCACTTGATCTAAGTAACTCAAGAGAGCTCTTTATGGGTTTAACTGAGATACTATCACTAGCAGAGTCAAAGGATACGGTGAAAGAACATTTCTCAGATTTAATTGAGGATCTGTATAAATAGTTCTTGACAGTCTTCCTTAAAACCCGTATAATATCTTTTCTTATTTAGGGAAATACCATGAAAGCATTTTTAGACCGAGCAAGTCGATTGTACTATGAAGGTACTCCGCTTCTTTCAGATGCAGAGTTCGACCTTCTAGCTGCTAAACACAACTACACGACAGTTGGGTATGAGGTTACTGATGCAGTGCCACATACATACCAAATGTACTCGTTGCAGAAGTGTTTTGATATGGACAACGCTCCTCTAAATCCTGTTGAATGCGTAATGACCTCTAAGTTAGATGGGGCAGCAGTATCTATTCTATATGTAAATGGAGAACTAGAGTTAGCTTTAACTCGTGGTGACGGCATTCACGGTAGAGATATTACTGATAAGATGAAGCAGCTAGTACCTAATATTATTAAGTACAAAGGTGTTGTTCAGATTACTGGTGAAGTTGTTGCTCCTAGTAGTGTTCCGAATTCCCGTAACTTTGCCTCAGGCTCTCTCGGTCTTAAAGGACTGGCAGGTCTAGACGAGTTCAAAACAAGACCTTTGGTCTTTGTTGCTTATGATAGTAGTAACTCGTATACTAACTATCAAGAGGAAATGAACTGGTTAGGTGATGCTTGCAAGTTTAATGTTGTAACTACGTTCGATGCTACTCTCTATCCTACGGATGGGCTAGTATTTAGACTATGGGACAATGTTAAGTTCAAGGAGCTAGGATACACTTCTAAACATCCTCGTGGTGCCTTTGCTTTTAAAGAGCAGGCAACCGGTGTGGAGACTACTCTTGAAGATGTCATTTGGCAGATTGGCAAGAGTGGCGTAGTTAGTCCTGTAGCAATCCTATCCCCAGTTACGATTGGAGATGCGGTTGTTGCAAGGGCGACACTACACAATATTGAGTATATACGCGACCTCAACCTAGAAATAGGTTGTAGGGTAGAGGTTATACGTTCGGGAGAGATCATACCTCGCGTCGTGAGACGCATAGATTGATTGCCACCTCCGAAAATATAAATCTTGACAAATAACCCAAAGTTCAGTATAATACTTATTCAATTTGAGAGGAAACCAAATGACTATAATCGAAGCCCCAACTAATTGCCCTAGCTGCAATTCGGTGTTAGATGAAGTCAACCACCTCTTATATTGCAGAAACGCATCTTGTGGTACCAAAGTATCAAAATTGATAGAGCATTTCGCAACTACCTTAAAAATCAAAGGATTAGGCCCCGCATCTGTACAAAAGCTAGACTTACAGTCTCTTGAAGAATTGTATGCTCTTAGTCTTGAAGACTGCTGTGAAGGCTTAGGCTCTGTTAAGTTAGGTGAGAAGTTATATTCTGAGATACAGCGATCCACAAATGCACCTCTAAACGTGTTACTACCAGCTTTTAGCATTCCCCTAATAGGCAAAACAGCTTCAGAGAAATTATCAAGAGTCTGTACTGATATCGAAGACTTAGACTACGATACTTGTCGTGAGGCTGGCCTGGGTGAGAAATCTACTGCCAATCTACTAGAGTGGTTAGAAGATGAATACTACCAGCTGAGTATGTTACCGTTTAGCTTTAAATTTGATACGCCCTCACAGGTGTCTACAGCCACTCAAGGCACTGTATGTATTACAGGCAAGTTGCTTAGTTACAAAACTAAGGCTGAAGCACACTCTTTGTTGGAAGCCCTAGGGTATAGTATCAAAACTAGCTTGACCAAGGAGGTTACTATCCTTGTAAACGAAAGCGGAGTAGAATCCGCAAAAACTAAGAAGGCCAGAGATTCTGGTATTCAAATCATAACTAACCTTTTAAAATTAACCGGAGAATAATTATGTCCTTACCTAAATGGACTGAAGAGCGCACAGCGCAACTCACTGATTTTGTTGGCGGCGAAAGCCCAATCACCCAAGCTACTGTTGCAGAAGCAGCCGACCAGCTTGAAACATCTACTCGTTCTATCTCTAGCAAGTTGCGTAAGATGGGCTTTGACGTTGAGCTAGCTTCTGCTGGTGCAGGTCGTGCCTTCAGCGATGCTCAAGAAGCTACACTGTCTGCATTTGTTGCTGATAACAGCGGCGAATACACCTACGCAGAAATTGCTGGTCACTTTGAAGACGGCGCTTTCTCTGCTAAGTCTATCCAGGGCAAGATCTTGTCTATGGAATTGACTGGCCACGTTAAGCCTGCTCCCAAAGTTGAAGCTGTCCGTACTTATAGCCCAGAAGAAGAAGTTACTTTTGTTGGCATGGTACAAGACGGTGCCTTCGTTGAAGCTATTGCTGAAGCGCTAGATCGTACTGTAAACTCTGTTCGTGGCAAGGCTCTTAGCCTACTTCGTTCAGGCGACATCGATGCTATTCCACGTCAAGAGACTACTAAGGGCGCTAACAAAGAAGATCCCTTGGCCACTATCTCTAACATCGGTGATATGACTGTTGAAGCAATTGCTGAGTCAATCGGTAAAACTGCTCGCGGTGTCAAGACTATGCTAACTCGTCGCGGTATCACTGCTGCTGACTATGATGGCGCAGCAAAGAGTGCAAAAGCTGCAGGCTAATACCTAACAGTTTGTATCTCATAAGGCAGGCTCTACGGGGTCTGCCTTACCTTTAATTTCATGATCTCGGGAGAATATCATTGAACATCGCTAGTGCTCTAATAAAGCAAGTACTTACGCTACAGGACTTTGAGACCTGGAGTGTTACGCACAAGCATTATTTGCCCAGCGAATATCACAGCCTTTACAATGTAATTGAGAAGCACTGTGAAACGTTCCATAAAATGCCTACGATTGATGACTTAAAGTTTGAGGTTCGTGATTCAGGTACACGGGAGAAGCTGTATGCTGTTGAAGCCGTAGAGGTTGATTCAGATCCATATATGCTTCTTCAGTACTTGAAGAACGAATACACTCAAAAAGAAATTCTGGACTCGCTAGAAGATTATGTTGAGAACTCTATATCCTTTGAGGATGCACAAGAGTCTGTCAACCACCTTCACCAAATCGTCTTAGACGTTGAGGATAAGGTAGATCTCGAAGATCCACAGGAAAGTATGCAACGTATAGACCTGTTCGAGCCAGAAGAAGATATAGCTAAGTACATACCTTTAGGCCTTAACTCTGAGTACGACCTTGATATTCAATTCTCTCCTAGAGATTTGGTTATGGTAGGTGGTAAGAGGGGTGCAGGTAAGTCAGTTATATGTGCAAACATTGCTAATAATGTTTATGCTTCCGGTAAGTCGGCTATCTATTTCACTATTGAGATGGATAGTCGATCTATCTTGCAACGCTGTTGTGCTATAGCCACAGATATCCCTTTCTCACGTATGCGTACTAAGAATCTTAGTGTAGCTGAGTGGGAGAAGGTTGCTGGCTGGTGGGCAAACCGATTTACAGCAGGGCAAGACCGTTTGAAAGAGTATAGAGAACACCGTGATTTTGAGAAGTTTCATGCTAAGTTGAAGACTGGCGAGCTCCTCCCGACTAATCAGTTGGACGTAGTGTATGATCCGTCTCTCACATTGTCTAAAATTCGTGCCGAGCTTGATAAAAAAGTCAAGGCATTGAATGTAGGCGTCATCATTGTGGACTATATAAATCAAGTAAAGCGGTCGAGTCTTCCTTCTAGAGGTGGCCAGTATGACTGGACAGAGCAGATCGAAGTAAGCAAGGCATTAAAGTCGATGGCACAAGAATACGATTGTACAGTATTCACACCATACCAAACAGACGCTAGCGGTGAAGCGCGTTTCGCAAAAGGTATTCTAGATGCGGCAGATGCTGCATACTCACTGGAAACCTATGATCATGAGGACGGGTGTATCACTCTGAATTGTGTGAAGATGCGTTCAGCCGCTATGCGATCTTTCACTTCGACTGTAGACTGGGAGTCATTAAAGATTGGCCCAGAGTCTGCACTAACGCCACAAGAGAAAGACGATTCTACCCATAAAACGGGTGAAGACATTAACGATATTTAAAAATAGTTCTTGACAAAGAAGGTTAAATTGCGTATAATAGTTCTTCTTTAGGGGAGAAGTAAATGGCACATACATTCGGCAGTTTAAGATTTAGTACCTCTGGTCGTAGACGCAAAGCGTTACCAAAGACCAAGGCATACACACCTAAGTTCCAAGAGATAGAGACCCCAGATACTTATCGTAGGGATACCATACAGTACCGGTCTGCCTCTGATTTAGGCGGGGATTGTTCTGTAGTAGACAGGTCAGATCTAGTAGCAGCCGCAACATTTACAATAGCTCCCGCATACAATAAGGGTGCTTATCAAGTTATCAGTTCAGAAAACATCAAGGATATCGGTCGGTGACAGTAGAAGAATTACTCAAGCAACGTGACATTTATTTCATACCGAAAGGGGCAGATTACCTAGTAAGCTGCCTTAATCCTGAACACGCAGATAGAAATCCTAGTATGAGGATTGACAACATAACAGGTATCTATCAGTGTTTCTCATGCGAGTTTAAAGGCAATGTCTTTACGCATTTTGGGGAAAAGGCAAACCAATTACAATTACGGCGAGAATTACTAAAACGTAAAATTAAAGATAAGAGGTCAGAAAGTATTGGTTTGTCTTTTCCCAAGAATGTTATGCCATATGTCGGAAACTGGAGAGAAATTAAGCCAGAAACATATAAGAGGTTCGAAGCGTTCCAACACGCAGATGCAGACTACGTTGGGCGTATCAACTTCCCAATCAGAGATATATCAGGTCGCATAGTAGCATTTAATGGTCGTCATACAACAGGCGGTACGCCTAAGTATATGATCTCGCCTGCGGGTGCTAAGATGCCTTTATTCCCTATAGTAGAGCCTATACAGGGTAAGGTTATACTAGTAGAAGGCATATATGATATGCTCAACCTGCAAGATAAAGGTTTGACTAATGCAGTTTGTACGTTTGGCACAAAGAATATTAATGAAGAAAAATTAAGGATGCTTTCTATACAGGGTGTAGACTCGATAGATGTGTTCTTTGATGGAGATGACGCAGGACAGGATGCCGCAATAAAAGTAAAAGAGATGTGTGAACAAGTAGGTTTAGCACATCGAAACATATGCCTCAAGAATACAGACCCGGGGGCTTTAAAACAACAAGCAGTAGAAACTTTAAAGAGAAAATTATATGGCTAAGGTTGCCCTAATAGAAACCAAAAGAAGTAGAACCAACTATAACAATGAGTTTGACTCTGAGTTCGAGTTCGATCAGTATCAGCTCTGTTCAGACCACACAATTAAGAAAGTTTTAAAACGAGACTGCGACATCGAGATTGATATTGATGCGTACGACTGGCTGATTCTCGTAGGTAGTGATGCTTTGAAGTACTTTACCAAAATTAATTCAGTTACCGAATATTCTGGCAAGAAAGTTGATGAGAAGTTCCTTCCTGTCATCAATCCCGCCATGTTAGCCTTTAAACCAGAGGCCCAGCGCACTTGGGACGACTCTAAGAAAAGCATTATCGAGTACATTACTGGCGGCAAGCAAGATACCGTTATTAGTGATGAGCAGGCGTATGGCATTCAAGATACTGAAGAGTGTAACGCATGGATTCGTAAAGCCATAGCATCACCCACCCCTTATATCGCACTTGACTCTGAGACTACAGGCTTGTACCCTAGAGACGGCCACATACTAGGCATCTCTATGTCTTATGAGAGCGATTATGGCGTGTACATTGATACTGAGTGCTTTGACGAGACTACAGAAGAGTTATTGCAGCAGTTGTTTAATGAGAAGGCAGTGGTATTCCATAACGCTAAGTTTGACTTGGCTTTCTTCGAGTATCACTTTAACTTCGAGTTTCCTCACTTTGAGGACACTATGCTACTGCATTACCTCATTGATGAGAACCCCGGCACACACGGACTAAAGCAGCTTGCTATGAAGTACACACCTTACGGTGATTACGAGCAGCCACAGTACGATTGGATGGATAACTACCGTAAGACACACGGCATACTGAAGAATGAGTTTACATGGGATTTGATTCCATTTGAGATCATGAAGACATATGCTGCGATGGATGCAGTAGTAACCTTCCTATTATTCGAGAAGTTTGTAAAGATTAAGCAGAACAAGCGTCTAGCCAAGGTCTACGACAACATTCTTATTCCTGGCTGTCGTTTCCTCACTGACATTCAAGACAATGGTGTACCATTTGACATCGATCGTCTAGTAAAGTCACAAACCTTGATGCAACATCAGATTGATGAAGCAGTAGCAGAGCTATATAGAAACCCTGCCATTGCACGGTTTGAGGAGATTCAGGGCAAGGACTTCAACCCTAACAGTACTCTACAGCTTCGTGCGTTGCTGTTTGACTTTATTGGTCTTCAGCCTACGGGCAAGAAGACTGGTACTGGTGCGAACAGTACTGATGCAGAAGTGTTGGGCGAGTTAAGTACTCAGTCCGAGGTACCTGCTCTTATTCTGGCTATTCGTCAGAAGTCTAAGATCAAGAACACTTACCTAGACAAGATCATACCTCAGCTAGACAGAGATAGTAGATTGCGTACCGGCTTCAACCTTCATAGTACTACCTCTGGGCGACTAAGCTCTAGTGGTAAGTTGAATATGCAGCAGCTACCTCGTGATAACCCTATTGTAAAGGGTTGTATCAAAGCTGCTCCAGGACACAAGATTGTTGCAATGGATTTAACAACTGCAGAAGTATATGTTGCGGCTGTACTAGCAAAAGACGAGGCTCTGATGGACGTATTCAGAGCAGGTGGTAACTTCCACTCACAGATTGCAAAGAAAGTATTTAAGTTACCTTGTGAAGCTGAAGAGGTGTCAGCACAGTATGGAATGCAAAGACAGGCCGCTAAGGCTGTAACCTTTGGTATTATGTACGGAGCTGGCCCTAAGAAGATTAGTGAGCAGGTAACTAAGGACAGCGGTAAGATATTTACTGCACAAGAAGCTAAGGAGGTAATTGACGATTACTTTAATGAATTCCACAAACTAAAAGCGTGGATTGAAGATAACCAGAAATTTATCAAGCAGAACGGATTCATTTATAGTTACTTTGGTCGCAAACGGAGATTACCAAATGTCGCATCGACAGACTCAGGCATCCAGAGCCATAGCATTAGGTCTGGTCTTAACTTTCTGGTGCAGTCTGCTGCTTCTGATATTAACTTATTAGGCGCAATAGATATGGGAAGTTGGATCAAAGCCAACAAGAAGAAGGCTAGAATCTTTGCTCTAGTGCATGACTCCATTCTAGCAGAAGTGCCAGAGGACGAGGTAGAAGAGTATATGGAGAAGCTAGCAACCTTTATACAGATGAATAGAGGCGTCTCTATTCCAGGAGTACCAGTAGGATGTGATTTTGAGATTGTGCACGAAGATTACTCCGGTGGTAAGTTTGAGAAGATGTATGGTGATAACGTATAAAAAGTTTCATAAGCTCAAGTTCCCAATCTTCATGCTATACTCTGGAGACTGGGAACGTGCTGATGGCTTATTATTCTGCGATGGTTTACTAGTAGATGACTTAAACATGACTGGAAGCAGTATGGGAATACGAAGGATTCAAACAAGTTATCCTTCGTTATTTCCCTTGAAAAAGGCTATAACATCCCCCAACGG